CTAGGGCTCCCCGGCGGGTCCGTCGGTGATGGGCGTTCGCACCTGCGCGGCGCGATCGGCCTCGCTTGCGTAATGCCAGTCATAGGCCGGACCACCTTCGACCATCGCGTCGAGATAGGCGGGATCGTCCGGGCTCGGCGTCAGTTCCGCGTCGCGGTGGCCGAACCCATCGCGCCAGTCGGTCAGCGGCGGATACCAGTCCACCGCAATCGCCGCGATGACGGGGTCCGCCCACAGGGGATCGAGGTGGAAGATCTTCTCGCCGGCCGGGCCCGAGACGCCGGAATACTCGCTCCAGTCGGCGGCATAGGTCACGGCGGCGTCTGGAAGGATCGCCCGCACCTCGCGCGCGAGGCGTATCAGATGGTCGACAGCCGGGAAGGCGCCGCTGGAGTCGCGCGCGCTTGTGAGAGCGCGAAGCTCCGACCCGAGATAGAACGCGTCAACGCCGCCCGCCGCGCGCCCGAGTGCGGCGAGACGCAGAGCAAAGCGCCGCCAGCTCCATTCGTCCGGTCCTGAATAGACGACGCCCGATCCGTCCCCGGAATAATCCTGCGCCGCCGCGGCACCGAAGAATGCTTCGATCTCGGCTGTTACGGTGGAAGCGCCATCTGCCGAGGCCGGCCTGATCCGTCCCCGCCAGAGATAGGCGGGCTAGCTTGCGCCGCCATTCGGATCCGGCTTCGTTGTATTGGCCGGTACGTCCATGAACAGGAACGGCGATAAGGCCACCGGAGAATCCGCGCGCCTTCAGCTCCTCGATCGCCTGCAGCACGCTTTCGTCCGATGGCGATCCGCCATAGGCCGGCGCGCCGTCGACCGTCGAGACGAGATAGGCCCGATCCCGCGTCACGCCGGCGACTGTCCATTCGAGCGGCACCGTGCGCTTGTCGCGCTGGTCGACGCCCGGCCGCACGCGGCAGAGCCCCGCGCGCAGATCGTCGCCGAACCCGCCGACGATCAGCGTCACGCGCCGACATCCTGGAGACGCGCGGGCGAGATCGTCGAGCGCAAAGAGAAGGTCGCTGCGGCCCGACTCGACATGGCAATTCTCGGCCTGTGCGAGGCGTCCATTCTCGATCCGCCGGACGATGTCGCGCGCTTAGGCAAACTCGCCGGCGCCGGGAATGAGACAAACGCCCTGGACGAGCTCCTCCAGGCGCGCAGGCCCCGGCCGCGGCGGCGGTGTGCGCAGGACCTCGAACGACAGGTTGGGGATCTGGTCGTCGAACGGCTCGAGCGGCAGATCCTCGAATACGACATAGGCAAGCCCGCAAAAGGCCAGCGCCGCATCGGCGCCCTCAATCGCCTCGATCAGAGGATCGGGCGCCTGATCCTCCGCTCCCGGATGAAAGCGCCCGGCAAGCCCGGAGAGGTCGAGCAGCAATCCATTGGCCCATACCCGGCCAATACCCGCCGCCTCGCCCTCGCACAGGCCCACCGCGAACGACAACGAATAGATCGATCGGACGGTCTTGCGGCCATTCTTGCCGCCGCTGCGTTCCTTGATCGTGCGCACCTTGAATCGCGCCGCCGAGATGATCTGCCCCGCCGTTCGCATCCGCCCGAACACGAGCGGGATGCTTGCGCCTTCGCTCGAGCTCTGCACGTGTAGCTCTGTCAGGCGCGGGCCGACGCTTTCGCGGTCGGGGAAAATCGCCTCGTCGATCTGGCGGCCGAGCGCCGAGCCGGCGCGGGCCGCGAGCCTTGCCGCCAGCGTCTTGAACGCGGCAGGCGCTGCTGCGCGCGCGACGGCCGCCGCGGCGCGGGAGAGAATCAGTTCGGCCAAATCTGAACTCCGGGAAACGAAAATGCCGCGGCCGCGCGCCGCCGCCACCAGGGCGAGAAACGGCTCGCCACCACCGCGCGCGCCCAATAGGCGTGAACGATCTCGTCCGGACCGGTCAGGATCGCGGCGTGCTTCATCGGCGAGCCCGCATCCATGCGGAACAGGATGACGTCACCTGGCCCCGCGCGCGCGACGGGCCTCTGCGCAAGCCACCGCGCCATTGCATTGGCGAGCGCTTCGCTGCCGCCGGCTTCGGACCAATCGGGCGAATAGGGCGAAAGCGTTTCGGGCTCGGGGCCGATAAATTCGCGCCAAATTCCTCGCACCAGCCCCAGACGATCGGCGCCGGCGCCGCGCGCGCTCGCCTGATGCTGATAGGGCGTGCCGATCCAGCCGCGCGCGGCGGCGACGATCCGGGCCCGCGCAAGGCTCATCGGCGCGCGCCGCCGTCCAGTGCGTCGCCCTCCGCCGGACCGCGCACCAGCCCATCCACGCCGCGCATGTGGGGGAAACCGCGGAAATCGACGGCATTGGCGAACTTAGTGCGGCACGCCTCGAACGTCTTGTCGCACCCCGCCTCGACGCGGACCTCCATGCCGACCGCGAGACCGCCCCCAACGGGATCGGCCTCGAGATCCAGGCTAGCGGCAGCGCCCTCGCGCCGATGCGCTTGAATTCGCGCGCGCCCGACCGCGCCCCAGCGTAGCATTCTGCCCGAAAACCAGCTCTCCGCAAATGCGGAAAGCCCCTCGAGCCGAACGCGCCGCGCGCTCGGAACCGCGATGATGCGCGTAACGGCCGTGAACCGCGCGAGATCGGCGTCGAACCGGGCATCGCCGAAGCGCGCATCACAGGATCGCGCGTACACGCGGCCCACCGGGCGCTCCAGCGCCGCCTTCGCGTCGCGCACCTCGGCCTCGAAACCCGAAACCGTTCGCTTCACCGCGCCCAGGCGCCCGCGAAACGTGCGAACGCGCAAAGCGGGATCGCGCGGAACCACGCGCCATATCTGCAACTCGGCATCGTCGAACAATCCGCCGGCGAGGTCGGCGGCCATCAGCCGCGCGTCGTCAAGCGCCGCAAGCGCGCGCGCCGAATCCGCATCGAGCCCGGCCGTTGCAGCCTGTGCGCGCACACCGATCGCCGCTGGTTCATGCGCGACGCCGTCGAAGGCGATCGGGGCATCCCAGTCCGTTAGCCCGATGACGCGTCCATCTGTCCGCGAGATGCGCCAGGCGGTTGCGAGTTCGACGGCAGCGCCGTCGAGAGCGCCGAGCAATGCGTGTGAGAGAGAGCGCATCAGGACTCGGCCTCCACGAGCGCAATCACGGCCGCACGGCCCGATCCGGCGAGCGGCAGATCGAGACGATCGACATCGAAGCGGACCGGAACGTCGAACATGAATCCAGCGCGGATCGCGGCGCCGGCGGGCGGCGCGATCGCGAACGTCACCCGCCCTGGCGCGGCGTCACACGCGAAGGCCGACGCGCCGGCCTCTCGCCCGTCGATGCTCACTCGCACCGTCCCGGGCGCCGGCTTCGTGATGGATCGCGTCGACGCGCCGCCCGCATCGACATAGGATTTATGCAGGTTGAACACGCGGGTTGCGCCATCGCCGACGCCGATCGCCTGATCGAGCGGGCCGGGCTTGCCGAGCGGTCCGCAGGACCGGTGGTCGACCGGATCGCGCAAACGGAATGCAAACAGCCGGCCGCGCCGCGCCTCGAAGAACGAAAGCAAGGTGTAGGCCTCCTCCGGGCCGAGATCGACGGTGGAAATTTCGTAGCGCCGCCGCAGGCGCGACCGCGCCTGCACGCGCATTTCACGCCCTAAGGCGAACGTCACCAGTTCGGTCGCATCCACCGGACCGCCCCGCACAGCACGCGCCAGCACATCGGGCAGACTGACGTCATGAAAACCGTTCATCGGAACCTCGGAGGTTTGCTCCCGCCGCCACCGGCGCGCTGGTAGGGCGCCATCAACGCGCCGGCGCGCGGACTTATGGCGGGACGCGCCGCATCGTCGCGCCCCACCATCAGCGATGCGCAGAGTTCGAGGACGGCCTGACGAAGATCGGCAGGAACGTCCCCCGCGCTCACCCCGAAGCCGACGAGGCAGTCGATCGTCACCGAGGTCGCATCGGCGGGCGCCTTGACGCGCACCATATAATACGGATCCGACGCATCCCGCGATGCGAGGATCGGCGCCGCTGCACCGCCGCCAACCGCCGCCGTCGCCGATGAGATCGAGATCACCGGCCCAAAGGACAGGCTGAGGCGCCCTCGTTCGTCCCGGTCCGTCGCAGGCCTCGTTTCCCGCAACGTGCGGCGGATGAGCGCGCAACCCGTATGCGTCTCCACCAGAATACGCGCCGCCGGGATGAGGGCGGCGGCGACGCCCGCCTCCGACTCGCTCGCGAGCCGGAGGAACCGGGTGACCTCTGCGGCCGAGACGGGCTCGACCGCGGGCGGTTGCACGACTACGAGCCCCATCAGGAGACGCCGAACTTCAGGAGCCTGAGCGCATCCGAATTCTGCACGACGCCGCCGACTCGCTTCGTCACGTAGAACAGGACATAGGGCTTGGCGCTGTAGGGATCGCGCAACACGCGCACGCCGACGCGATCGACGATCAGATAGCCCGCCTGGAAGTCTCCGAACGCGATCGCATAGGCATCCGCCGCGATGTTCGGCATGTCCTCGATCTCGGTCACGGGATAGCCGAGCACGGTCGAGGTCCCCGCCGCATCGCGCGGCTGCTAGATGTAATTGTTCGCCGAATCCTTGAGCTTTCGCACGGCGGCGAGCGTCCGCCGGTTCATCACGAAACGTCCGTTCTGGCGATATTGGGCCCTTGGCGCAAACACGAGATCGAGCAACCGATCCGTCGGCGCGCTCGCGGCGAACGCCCCGGCGACGCCTGTTGCAAGATAACCGATCGTTCCCCAGGCGTTCGACGCAGTGTCTGCCGCGATCGGGTAGGCCAGGAAACCCCTGGGCTTGCCTGCCCCGTCTCCGGAGACGAAGGCGGACCGCTCCTGAGCCGCGAATGCCGACTCGCATTCCGCAGCCAACCATTCGTCGACATTGACGAAGGCGTCGTCGAGCAGCGTCTGGGTGGCGGCGAGAAGGGCGAACTGCTCTGCAATCGGCGCATCTACGACCGCAAGACTGGGGGTTGCGCCCTGCGGCCGCGCGGCCGTCTCGCTCGCCCAGCCGGTGCCGGCGACGGTCGTGGAGACGACGCGCCGGAACGTGCTCGCCCCGGTCGTCCGGACCGACGCGGTCTGGCGCATGGGGGATGAATCGACAAGGCGACGGGTGATCATCGCGTCGATGTCCGGCGGTGCGATGTGGCCGCCGTCGCTCGGCGTTCCCACGGAGAGCGCTTTGAGTTCGAGATCGCCTAGCTGGCTCTCGTCTCCGCGCCGGAGGTAGGCGCTCCAGGCGCTCTTCCTCTGCATCGGCGGTTGCCCGTCCAATGCGAGCGCGGGACGACGCGCGACGAGCTCGACACGCTGGGCGGCTGCCTCGATCGCGCCGAGCGCTCGTTCGATCCGGTCGACCTTCTCGTCCAGAAGCGGATCTGGCCGGCGCTTTTCAAGCGCGTCGGGGCGAAGATCATTGGCTTCCTTGAAGACCTCGAACGTGCGCCGAACGTCTTCGTGCGCTACGGCTTCCTTGGTTTCATGCGGCATGTGTTGTCTCCGGGTTCGGAGCGACCGCACCGGACCATCCGATGCGGGTGAGCCGGGCGGCTGGCGCCATCGGCTCGGAAACGATCGAGATCTCCACGAGATCGACGACGAAAAGGTCGCGCCCGCCCTGCATCCGTGGTCGCGATGCGCGCACACGAAAGCCGATCGACAGACCGTCGACTCCTCGCCGGATCCGTTCGATCGCGAGACGCCCGGCGGTGCGCGTTGGATCAATCGCGCCCTTTACGAACAGGCCGCGATCGTCTTCGCGCAGATGGGTCGAGGCGCCCGCGGCCAGGCGCGGATCGTGAGCGAGGAGCAGCGGCGCGACTGGCCGCGCCGCAAGGCTCTCGCGAAAGGCGCCGCGCCGCACCACGTCCCCTTCACGGTCGACGAATCCGAATAGCGAGGCGTAGCCCTCTACGAGCACGCTCATCGCGCGCCTCCGCGCTGCTCGGTTCGTCGTTCGAGGCGCTCCAGTATCCTGCGCATGTCGGCAAGCTCGGTCTCGATGCGGGCCAGGCGCTCGGCCGTGTCGGCATCGGCGGTTTGCTGGCGCTCGACCGCTTCCAGCCGGGCGGCTGCCCGGCCCGTCCAGAGCAGCCCACCGGCGGTTTCGATCGCCATCGCAAAGATGAGCGCGAGCGTGATGCGTTTGTCGATCATGGCGCGGCGCTCCCGATCTCGTCGACGCCCGCCAGCGCCCGCATTTCCTCCCGGTCGAGAAACGGCGCCGCGCCGATGCGGCTCCACAGCGCCTCGCGCTCGGCGGCGAGGGCCGGCACGCCCTCGAGATCCACGCCGATCCGCGCCGCCTCGCCCCCCAGCGTTGGGAGAGCGAGCGTTCGAGCGCGCGCGCGGCCTTCATCGCGAGCGGCAAGGCGGTGAGCCGCCAGAAGGCGAGATTGGCTTCCTTATAGGTCGAGTAGGTATTGTCGCCCGGGATCCCGAGCAGCATCGGCGGCACGCCGAACGCCAGCGCGATCTCGCGCGAGGCGGCGTGGCGGGCTTCGGTAAAGTCCATGTCCGCGGGCGTGAGGCCCATCGGCTTCCAGTCGAGCCCGCCTTCAAGAAGCAGCGGACGCCCGGCATTCTCAGCCCCCGTATGGGTGCGGGCGAGTTCCGTACGCAGACGATCGAATTGCTCGTCGCTCAGTCGCTCGGCGCCCGAGGCAAAGACCAGCGCGCCGGACGGCCGCGCGGAATTGTCGATCAATGCCTTGTTCCATGCCCCGCCGGCATTGTGCAGGTCGATGGCGGACGCCGCCGCCTGCATCGGTGACTGGCCCCAGAAATCGTCGCACGGATGAAAAAGGCGCAGATGCAGCACCGGCGATCGGTCGTTGATCGGATCGCGCATGAGCCGTCGCACGCGGCCGTCGAGGCGGTACTCGTATCCGGCCGCGCCGCCCGGTCCCGGCAGGATCGCCATGCGCTCCGGCCGCAAGGCATAGAGCTCGCGCGGCAGGCCGTCGTCGCTCCCCACGGCTTCGAGAAAGCCGTTGCCGGTAACCTGCAGATGACCGAACAAGGTCTACACCAGCTCCACGCCGGTCTGCTCCGGGTTCGGATCGTGCAGCAGCGCTGCAAGCGGATGGCCAGCCGGCGTCACACGCAGCGGCGCGCTCGCCGCCGCCTCCGCGATCAGGCGCACGCAGCGATAGACGATCGGGTTTGCGCCATAACCCTCGCGGGCGAAGGCCTGCATGTCGCGCGGCGACCATTGCGCCGGCGCGAGGCCTCGCCAAGACACGAATTGCTTGAGTTCTGGCGCGGCCGGCGCGGTGGGGTTTCGTCGTTTCAACCAGTCGAGCACGTGCACACGCCTCCTCAGATGACGCGAATGGAGGGCGCAGCGCGCCCGATCAGGAGTTCGCCGATCGCCCACACGAGCGCGTCCACGCGGTCCGGACTGCGGCCGCGGCCCGCGCCGCCGCCCGTGTCGCCGCCCATGCCGCCGAAGGCGCACATTTCCTCTTCGAGTTCGGGGAAGCGTCCGGCATGGATGACGCGGCCGCGCTCGTAGAGCGCCGCGACGGGCTCGGCGCGCGTGGTTTTGGCCTTGTGCGCGCGCACGAGGCGCACTGGGGCCGGCGCGCCAGCGATTTCCAGCGTCATGCGCACCATCTCGCCGCCTTGATTGGCTTCCGCGACGATCGCGTCGGCATTCCACCGGCGCGCGGCGGCGCACGCCTCGCGCGCCCAGCCGAGCGGGCTCAAGCCCTGCACGCTCGCATCCTCGAGCACGAAGGCCATGCGTCCCGCGCCTTCCCCGCAGGCGCCGCCGACAATGATCCCGCAGCGATCCGCGAGCGGGCCCTGCGAGGCCGGCGGATCGACCGCAACCACGAACTCGTCGAAGCGACGGGGCGCCTCGCCGCGCGCACGCGCAAGCCCTTCTTGCGTCCTCAAGGCGCCGGCGCGCTCCTCGACGATCTCGCCGTCGAGCTCCTGGCGCGCGAACCGTGTTCCACCGAACAATTCGGCCATGGCGGCGACGAAACCGGGCCCAAGGTTATCGCAATTGTCGGCCATGCGCGCGTGGGTCATCACTGCATCCGCGCGCGCCTGCAGGCTCCTCAACGCGCTGATCGGCCTCGGCGTCGTCGTCAACGCGAACCGGGGATCGGTCCCTAGACGCAACGCGGGCTCGAGCACGCCCAGCACGTCCTGCGGCCGCGGCCAGGCGCAGAACTCGTCGCCCCAGGCCGCATCGAATTGCGGGCCGCGCAAAGCGTCCGGCTCCTCAGCGGAGAAGGCGAAGGCCTGCGCGCCGTTTGGCCACACGAGCCGTCGGCGAGTCGGCTCGTACCGCGGCCGCACCCGCCCGCTCGCGAGAAGCCCCGAAGCCCCCTCGATCATGACGTCACGCACGTCATGGTGCGTCTGTCCGACGAGGGCGATGGCGCGCGCGCGTCCGTTCGCCACGCGCGCCTGCACCCATTCGGCGCCGGCGCGCGTCTTCCCGGCGCCGCGCCCGCCGAGGAACAGCCACACGCGCCAGGCGCCGCGCGGCGGCAGCTGGCCGGGCCCGGCCCAGAGCGCGAACTCACGCAGCGCCTCCGTCACGACCCGGGGCGTGCAGGGCGCCCGAGAGATATCCTGCGCGGCGCGCGCGTCGGACAAGGTTCTGATTCGGCGCTCCAGATCGGCGCGGGCGCGGATGTCATCGTGCTCGGTCTGTCCTTCACGGCGCAGCGTCGCTGCGGCTTCAATCTCGGCGAGCGCCTCGGCGGCGCGGGCAATGGCGGTGAGGGCCCTGGCGGCGCGCTCAGCTTCCTGCGCGTCCCCGGCCGCGAGCGCGCCGCGGGCGGCGTCGAGGACGGCGTGGAGGTCGTCGAGATTGGCGGGCGGGATCTTCATATCCACGCGCAAGGCTAGGCGCGGCCCCAT